AACCAAGAATTACGATTGCTTATGACATTGCTCCAGGTATTTCAGATATTCCAAGTGGAATTTGGACATCTTTGTGAAAAAATTTATTTGTTTAATATTTGGACATAAATTAAATATTAGTAAATGTCCATATTCTAATGCATCTAAAGAATATTGCCTAAGATGTAAACCGAAGCAAATAGGAACAATGAGTTTTAATTAAATTATTATGTCCAAACAATGTGGAGAATGCAGCAAATGTTGTGATGGATGGCTACATGCAAACATTAGAGGAAATGTTTTATCACCAGGAAACAAATGTATCTTTTTAACTAATGATCCAAACGGATCTTGTTCTATTCATAAAGATAGACCAATAAAACCATGTCAAATTTTTAGTTGTATTTGGTTAATTACAGATATGCCAGAGCATTTAAAACCATCATTGTCTGGTGTAATTGCAATGAACAATAAAATAGATGGGGTTCCATATGTATTTTTAGTAAATGCTCCAAACTATCCAACCGATGAAATAATTAATTGGTTTAAAGAAAAAGAAAAATATTCAAACTTACTCTATTTTGATACAGATGATAATATTGTTTATATTGGTGAAACTAAATTTATAGAAGTTATTGAGTTACATAAAGATGATATAATAAAACAACATCTAGATTTGGCAAAACATTATATAAAGCAAATCTAAACTAAACCTTGAGAGTTTTGGTTTTTTAAAAACTCTGCTATACTTAAGTTATTACAGTTTTCAATTAGGAGAAACACATGTCAGATTTTTTTAGTTTTCGTTTACCAGATGAGTTCATTAATGAGTATAAAGCAAAGGAATCGCCCTTTGGTTTTGTGGACGCTGGTGGTAATTCATTAGGAGAGATTACGTTTATTCGAACCTACTCTAGAATGAAGGAGGATGGGACTAAAGAACGATGGTCAGATGTATGTCGTCGTGTAATTGAGGGGATGTATTCAGTTCAGAAAAACTGGGCTAAAGAAAATCGTCTACCATGGAATGACTATAAAGCACAGAAATCTGCTCAAGAAGCATTTCAACGCATGTTTGAGTTAAAATGGACTCCACCAGGTCGTGGTATGTGGGCATTTGGAACACCTATGACTATGGAAAAGAGAAATTCAGCAGCACTACAGAACTGTGCAATGGTTTCTACAAAGGATTTAGATAAGAACGATCCAGGTGCGTTATTTGCTTGGGTCATGGATGCTTTAATGCTTGGTGTCGGAGTTGGATTTGATACTGTTGGACAAGAAAAGAATTTCCAGATCTACTCCCCATCTGAGCCAACAGTGACATATGAAATTCCAGATACTCGTGAAGGATGGGTTGAATCAGTTCGCTTATTATTAAATTCTTTTCTTCGTCCTAATCAAAATATTCAAGAGTTTAACTATGACCTTATCCGTCCGCTAGGAGCACCAATTAAGGGCTTTGGAGGGGTTGCTAGTGGTCCAGCACCACTCATTAAGTTACATAACACCATCCGTAAAGTTATTGGCGGTAGAGCAGGAGAGAACCTTGATTCTCGTGCTATTGTAGATATTATTAATCTTATTGGTACCTGCGTAGTTTCTGGCAATGTTCGTCGTTCTGCAACTCTTGCATTAGGCAAGCCAGATGACAAAGATTTTATTAATTTAAAAAATTGGGAAGCATTTCCAGAAAGAAATAACTATGACCCAACAGGAGAAAATTCTGGTTGGGCATGGATGAGCAATAATTCTATTTCAGCAGAGGTAGGAACTAACTATGAAGATTATGTTGACCTAATTGCAAATAATGGAGAACCAGGGTTTATTTGGTTAGATGTGGCTCGTAACTATGGTCGTCTTGCAGATCCAGCAGATGGAAAAGATTATCGTGTTATGGGATTCAACCCATGTGCAGAGCAGCCATTAGAATCATACGAACTTTGTACTCTAGTTGAGGTACATCTAAATCGTCATGAATCTAAGGAAGACTTTTTACGCACATTAAAGTTTGCCTATTTATACGGAAAGACTGTTACACTTGTTCCAACACATTGGCAACAAACAAATGGCATTATGCAACGTAATCGTCGTATTGGTACTTCTCTTACAGGTATTGCATCATTCTCTGATAAACATGGTCTACCAACCACACGTGACTGGATGGATGAAGGATATAAGACAATCCGCAAATACGATCATCAGTACTCAGAGTGGCTATGTGTTCGTGAATCAATTCGTGTAACAACAGTTAAGCCATCAGGATCAGTTTCGCTTCTTTCTGGTGCATCTCCAGGAGTTCACTGGACACCAGGAGGAAAGTATTATCTTCGTGCTGTTAGATTTGGTTCAACAGATCCAATGTTGCATTTATTTAAAGCAGCAGGGTACACCATTGAAAAAGATATTCAATCAGACAATACAGAGGTAGTCTATTTCCCAATGGCATCAGAACATAAGCGTTCCGAAAAAGATGTAACGTTGTTTGAAAAGATTGGACTTGCTGCTACTACACAAAAGTATTGGTCAGATAATGGTGTTTCTGTAACTCTGTCTTTTGATAAAGAAACAGAAAAGCAAAATATTGCTCCAGCATTACATATGTATGAAGGACAATTAAAGGCAGTTTCATTTTTACCAATGGGTAACGAGGTCTATCCTCAACAGCCATATACACAGATTACCGAAGAGGAGTATAATAAATATATAGGTCAAATTAAGAAAATTGACTTTTCCGCCATATATGATGGGGTAGATAATCTGGAGGCACAAGGAGAAATGTACTGCACAACTGACTCATGTGAAATAAAAATATCATGATGTATTATTTAGAAAAAAACTTTATTAATAGTGAAGATTTAAAAAAGGTACAAGAGTATATAACAACTATTAATTTTCATACTAAAGACGAACATGTACCACTACATGATAATCTGTTTAATAGTGGTGCACCATTTGACATTCATACACGTGGGGAAATGCCACAAGAAATTTTAGAAATTTTTTCAAAATATTCAAGAGGATATTGGGAACTAGTTTCTAAACTTGAAACAGAAGTTAAGTATCACCCACCAATGTTTTCTAAGCACTACATTGCAAGATACAGACCAGACTCTGAAGATAATTTTCACCACGCTGAAACAAGACCAGATGGAACTTATGGATCTTACATATATTGGAATGATAACTTTGATGGCGGAGAAATAGTCTTCAAAGATACTGAAGATACAATAAAAATGTCTCCAGGAGATTTAATCTTTTTTAAAGAGATTACAGAAAATAAACATAAAATAAATAAAATTGATAATGGATTTGCCTTTATTTCAGAATCTTGGATGTCTCCATGGGGAACCTGTCCAGATCCAAATGTTAGTTATGACACGGTGCATTGGGATGATTGGGAGATAAAGGGTTTCTATGAATGATCTAGTTAAAATTGTTAAAGGATTTGTTCCATTTCAGGATTGTAGATTAATTGCAGAATATGCACGTAAGAATGATAGTCTATTTTTAGATTTTGGAAATAATGAAAAAGAGTTTACTTTTCATGCAAACTTTAATGACAATAATATTAAAAAGTTATTGCAAGGCTATCAAAAAGAAGTTTATCGCTTTGTTGTAGAAAATTATGAAGGACCTTTTGAGCCGTATGATGAAAGCAAAATTCATCTTGCAAGATTTGAAGAGGGGTATGGAATGCACGAGCATTTTGACTCAACTAAACCAAATGATATTGCCACGCTGATCTATATAAATGAAGACTACGAGGGTGGACACATTTATTTCCCAGAATTAAATATTCATGTAAAACCACAAGAAGGTGATTTGATTTGTTTTCCAGATACACCAGATTTTGTGCATGGTGTTAAACCAATTAAAGAGGGCATTAGATATACAGCACCAAGATGGTTTACCCGCATCGTGTGATAAAATAGTACATTATGTCAAGCCCATCAAATATTTATGCAGAGAAGGTATTCTCTGAGCATCCTATAGCATTATGGGCATTAGATGATAAAGCAGACTATATTTCTTTAATTGCTGAAGAAGATAGAGATCTAACATCTTGGGCTGTTACTGGCGGTACTGCACAAGAAGGCACTGCATTAGATCAACCATTTCCAGAAAGTATAGTTAATGAACTAATTGGAGACTTAGTCGTAGGAGATTATGGCACAATAAAATGTGTAAGCAATGATTTAGTATCTTTTACGTCCCTTAATACAGATATGGCTACTTTTTCAATAGGAGCATATGTTTATGCACTAAGTCCATATATTTCAAGTATTGATATTGGATACCAATACTATAACCCATCCATGGGCAACATTGTTGAAAAAACAAAAACATATAGCACATCCATTTATAATCAATGGTTTTTTGTTTCTGAAACATTCGATATTCCAAACAAAGATACTGATTTACAAATTATTTTAAAGATTAATTATATTGGATCATCTGAAACTACTGACGATTATCACTTTTTAGTTAATGGAATAACATTGGGTCAGTGGGCAGAAGAATTTAACTCATTTTCATTGGGTTCTGAAAAAGTTTTAATTCCATCTAGCATTGCAATAGATCAATCATATGGTATTGCAGCAGATGCTTATGGACTACAAGAATCTACTGGATATTACCTGGTTAAAGACAACGCATTAATGGCTAAAAATTCTGGTATTCCTATGGTGTATGGAGCAAACAATGTTACTATTTTATCTCCAAATGATTTACCATCTGTTATAGTTCCAGGCAATGGATTTTTAAATGAATCTGGCAAGTTTAATGAATACACATTTGAAATGTGGCTAAGAATTAATTCAGATTCTTATACCAACAAAAGATTCTTTGGACCAATAGGCTCCACTGATGGACTATATGTTAATGGACCCTTTATTACATTAAAAATAAATGATTACTTTGATTCTCACTATGTTGGAGAATGGGCAAGACCAATGCTTGTTCATCTTAGAATTAGCAATAATTCAGCAAGTTTATTAATTAACGGTGAAGAAGTAATTGTTTTAGATTTTATAACAGCAAACTTAAGTTTTCCAAATAAATTAAATAGTTCTGGAAAAGATCAGGACTGGCTAGGCTTTTATTCGTATGACGATGTTTCTCCAATAGAACTTGATTGTATTTCTTTATATGGATATGCCGTTTCTACTATTGTTGCAAAACGACGATTTGTTTATGGTCAGGGTGTGGAAATACCAGAAAATATCAATGCATCATATAGTGGAACATCAACTTTTATAGATTATACTTTTGCTGATTATACGAATAATTATAACTATCCAGATTTGGGTTCATGGTCTCAAGCATCCATTGATAATCTAAGTGTTGTTGATAATATGTTAACATCTCCAGATCATCAATTACCAGAAATTATTTTAAATTCTAAATCAATTACTGAATTGTACAATGACTGTAAAACTATTCAGGCCGAAGATTCTTTGTTTCTAAATCTCAAACCTACATCTGCATGGACAAATGTTGGTGGTTATTTATTATTTAACTCATTAAATATTTTAGCGAATGGAACTAAATGTTTTTATGGTATTTTTAAAGTACCATCATTAACCTCAAATAAACGAACACTGTTTAAAATAGAAAATCCAGTAACAAATAATACATTTACAATTGAATTATTAGAAGATAGAATCAATTATGTTTTAAAATTTGATGGTCAAGAGTCAATAGTTTATTATTCTGGTGGCATAATGGCTGGAGAAGAATTTCTTGTTGGAATAAATATCGATGAATTTTCAAATCAAAATGGATCTAATGTAATGTCCTTTTTTGGAGATTTAGGATCATTAAAATTATATGTAGGTGGTTTTAAAGATTTTGCCAATACGTTTAATGGAAATATTTATAAGGTTGCCTTTTCAACACCTAAAAACTTTTCAGAAATGGACAATCTTTTTAATGAATACGGAGTGCCCGTAGACTATGAAAATATTTTTGAAAAATATGGACCAAGTATCGAGTACAATGCTGGAGATAGTTATTTTGGAAATGATGGAGCAGAATATAATGATGAAGATGTTCTTGTTACTAACCAAAATGCGTTTTGGGATTACGTAATTAGTGGTGGAACACCATCATCTTTTGCGTCAACATTTGCTAAAGATCATTTAGCAAGTTATAATCTTGTTCCTAAGATATACTTTGAAAAATTCCAATTAGATATTGATATTAGTGGCTCTTGGGAAGATAATATTCCATTGTCATACTTTGCACAATACGTTACTGATAAAAAGGGTGACCAGTATTATGACTTAGATTTTGTTCAGTTTAATTTAAATTATCCAGCACCATCTAATTTTATAGAAGAAGAAACTACTGGATCATGGTCATACAATGAATTGAGATCAGAGTATCAAAGTCCAATACAAAGAAATTACAATACATTAGATAACCACTTGTATACAGGATACATCGACTATGAAGATTTAAAAAATAAAGCAGTAAAGAATTATAAATATGATACAAGCAATTCATTAGTAAAATCTTATATTACTTTTCAATATACAAACACGGGAGCGACAGAACCTTGGTCATTTTTTGTTAAAACCGAGAAGGCTCCAAAAAATGGCATAATTGATCCAGGATCTGATTGGATTAATACTAGATATGAACTAGTAGATAACATGTTAATCTATCCACCAAAGGGTGCTGACTTTAATGATCTTTCTATGGTTATTACTTTGAGATTTGAATTAAAGGGAGTTACTCAATACAAAACAAAAATAAAGAAATTACAATTAGCATCACAGGCGTTTAATGATGCGACACCAAATCCAATTGGAACTAGATTTGGAATTCCACTATATTCATATCGTAAATCAGGGTTATATTATGATTATAAGAATTCTAATCCATATACAATTTATAAAGGAAGTTCTCCCTATCTTTATTTAACCAGATATTCTGGAGTTCAGGTTAGAGGAGACTATGATCCAGCAATCAATAGAGGGTTGCTAATTCCTATTAATTCTGAAAAAGCAAGTAATTATAAAGTTATGGCGATGCAGACAGCCATAAGATATGACGAAGATTTTTTCCCATATTCACCAACACAAATTTTTGAGATTGAAAGTAAAGATAATCTTATTAAATTTTTTATGGTTGCCAACCATCCTAGTGGAAAACGTGCAAAAATATATGCAGTTAATGGCAAAACAGGAAGAATTGAAAATGGTATTGGGTTTTATTTAAATGGAAATATTGTTAAAGAGCCAACGATTACAATTCGAGAATGGTCTATGCTTGGTATTTCTTTTTCAAGTTTATTAAATTTTGGTAATTATATTGGTTCAATTAAAATTAATGGTCCAATCCTTGTTAATTTAGTTTCACATTATAAGTCAACTAATTTACAAGAAGTACAAAATATCACAGAAAGACCATGGTTTAAAGTTAAATATTCTGGACCATTAACGTTAGACTGGGATTTCTGGGATAGTGCGTATATTTGGCAGGGGGTACTTGTATTATCAAGCACATCTTATTATGGTGTAAAGCCATCTGATATCTATAAGAGTTATACTGGAACCAATAAGATTATTGTAGATGACACAAGATCATTAAAGTTTCAAAATTACCAATATCAGGTTTTAACCGAAGTATTATGGCAGTCCAAAGTCCAAAATGCTGTTTAATATGGTATACTAATGGTTATGGATCTGTCAAATCAAAAGAAAAAGCGTAAAAACCTGCCAAAAATGAAAGGGCAGGTCGGGGAATCTCGAATCAAAGTAATCGATAAACACTATGATTGGGGTTTATATGTTTATAAAAAGGCTAACGGTAAGTGGTTCACTGATGGAAATGGTTCTGTTCTGAACATAGAATCCATGAAGGGCGATATTGGACAGATCGCAAAACTTAAAGAAGCAGCAATTTATTATGGTGATGACGGAGATGGGCAATGCATCTTTGTTCCTGGTCTTACTAGAATCTCAGAAGAAGAATATTCAGAGCAAAAGCAAAGACTACAAGAAGGTCTAATCCCATCTATGAATGATCTAGGTGCTTGGCATGCTGCTCAACAAACCCACAACAAGTATGGAAGTGAAGAATAATGTCAGAAGATAATGAATATATTTTAAGAGCAAGAACAGACGATCTTCCTGCACCAGATGATACTTTTAAAAAGGCAGATCCATTTAATAAGTCTTGGGATGAACTAAAAGTTTTAACTGGTTTAGACAATAACTTTAAGCGTCGTGCTTCACGCATGTCTAAGGTGGATGTTTCACAAACTTATATGGATAATGCAAAGGCAGAGAGCAACGGTATTGGTGGAGCAAAGTCAAAAGAAATTAATCCAGGTACTGTATATAGAAATGGTTATGGTTTGTTTGATGTTATTACACCACCATGGAATGTTTATGAATTAGCAAGTTTATATGATACATCATTTGCAAATCACTCTGCTATTAATGCAAAGGTAGAAAACATTGTAGGTCTCGGATATGATTTTGAAATATCTCCAAGAACAATGATTAAGTTAGAAGCAGCAGAAGCAAAGACTGCAGAGAATGCTAGACGAAGAATTGAAAGAGCAAAGATTGAAGTTCGTGATTGGCTTGAATCATTAAATGATGAAGATTCATTTACAAAAACAATGGAAAAAGTTTACACTGATTTACAAGCAATTGGTAATGCTTATATTGAAATAGGTAGAACTGTAAAGGGAGAAATTGGATATGTAGGACACATTCCAGCAACTACTATGCGTGTACGTCGTTTACGTGACGGTTATGTACAGGTAATTGGAAATAAGGTTGTTTACTTCCGTAACTTTGGTGCAAAGAATGCAAACCCAGTTACTGCAGATACACGTCCAAATGAAATTATTCATTTCAAAAAATATTCACCATTAAATACTTTCTATGGTGTACCAGATATTATTTCTGCAATTAATTCTTTGCACGGTGATCAATTAGCGTCACAATATAATATTGATTACTTTAGCAATAAGGCTGTTCCAAGATATGTTGTAACTCTTAAAGGTGCAAAATTATCCGCCGATGCAGAAGATAAAATGTTTAGATTCTTACAAACTGGATTAAAGGGACAATCTCATAGAACTCTTTATATTCCTTTACCAGGAGATTCCGATACTAACAAGGTTGAATTTAAAATGGAACCAATTGAAAACGGAGTACAGGAAGCATCGTTTGAAAAGTATCGTAAACAAAATCGTGATGATATTTTAATTGCTCACCAGGTTCCAATTTCTAAATTAGGTGGATCTGATTCTTCTGCAATCGCAGCAGCACTTGCACAAGATCGAACATTTAAAGAGCAGGTAGCAAGACCAGAACAATCATATCTTGCAAAATCTATTAATAGAATTATTCGTGAAAAGACAGATATCTTAGAATTTAAGTTTAATGAATTAACATTGACTGATGAAATTGCACAGTCACAGATTCTTGAGAGATATGTTAAGACACAAGTTATTGTTCCAGACGAGGCTCGTGAAATACTTGGTATGCCACAGAGACCAGACGGTGGAGGATCAGAACCTTTCCAACCTAAACCAGACAATGCTGAAAGAGCAAGAGATGGTGAACGGTTAAATAACCAATCTGATGGATCCGCAACAGTATCTGGACGTAATCCAAAGGGTGAGGGTAGAGCGTCTCAATAAATGAGAAACAATAAAAAAGGGCTCTATAATATATACTAGTATGACTATATCTAAAGCCCACTGGAATACAGATGGCGAAAATCTTCGCCTTTCAATGCCACTTACCAAAGTAGACAAAGAACGTCGCATGGTAACTGGATTTGCTTCGTTAGATAACTTAGATAAGCAATATGACATAGTCACAGCAGAAGCATCAGTTGCTGCTTTTAAGAGATTCCGTGGCAACATTCGTGAAATGCATCAACCATCAGCAGTAGGCAAGATGGTTTCATTTAAAGAAGATAAGTACTTCGATCCAGAAACAAAGAAAATGTATAACGGTGTTTTGGTTACTGCATATGTTTCTAAAGGTGCACAAGATGCATGGGAAAAAGTTTTGGACGGTACATACACAGGATTTTCAATTGGTGGAAGAATGAATAAGTGGGACGATGCTTATGATGAAAAAGCAGATGCACAAATTAGAATTATTAAAGATTATGAACTAGTAGAATTATCTCTAGTAGATTCACCAGCAAATCAATTTGCAAACATCGTATCTGTTGAGAAGGTTGATGGAATAGATGTTGTTAAAGGTGAAATTGCAGATGTAGTTGTAGAAAATGTTTTCTGGGACAAGGAATCTGGAATTGTAATGGTTTCACAAAATGAGTCAGAGGTAAGCCCAACAACTGGCAATCAAATGGAAAACATAGGTTTCGTTGAAAAAAATGACAACGAAAAAGTAAACATGATAAAGTTCTTAGTTGATAGTGCTAAAGGCATTAATACTTCTAAGATTAACAAGGAGGTAAATCCTATGACAGAAGAAACAACAAACGAAGCAACAGTTGAAAAGACTGACGCTGTTGTGGATAACGTTGAGGTCGCTCCAGAGGTAGATACAAAGGCAGATGCCGTTGTTGCAGAAGAGACAAAGTCTGATTCTGTTGAAGCAACTGAAGAAGTTGCAAAGGCAGACGAAGTAGCAGAAGTTTCTGATACACAGGAAGTTGCTGAAGAAGTATCTAAGTCAGATGATGTTATGGAAGCAGTTAATGCTATTTCTTCAACAGTAACTGAAATTAACAAATCTCTAGAAGCCTTTAGCGATCTAGTATCAATGGTAAAGTCTTTGCAGGCAGAAGTAGAAATGCTTAAGTCTACAAAGGTAGATATTGATACAGCAAAAAATTCATTTGATGCAGTAGCCAAAGATATTGCTGCAGCAAAAGAATATTACAATGAGTTTGGAAAGCGTGTAGACGCAGTAGAAGCAGAAACCGCATTCCGAAAGTCTGGCGATCTAGGCGAGATCGTACAGGAACAGCCAGCAATGGTTGAAAAATCCCTATGGGGCGGTAGTTTCCTCAAAACAGCCGACTTATTCGCAAAATAAATAAGTAAAAATCACAGGAGGTGACAATATGTCGGAAGAAATTAAGAAGAACCAGCCAGGTGAGTCAGGTCAATTAGGCGGAACTACACCAGGTTTATATCAAGGACAAGGTGCATTTGCATCAGGTTCTGACGCAGGTTCAAACGTACCAGGTAATTATACTGATGGTGGTGTTTTGGGTAATATCCCTAACTCACTTTCAGGTGTAACATCTGGACCAAACGCAGTAAATCCTTCAGGTGAGGCTGGAAGCGGAATCCTACGCCCTGAGCAAGCACGTCGTTTTATTGACTACGTGTGGGATGCAACAGTTCTCGCCCAAGATGGTCGTCGTGTCACAATGAGAGCAAACACAATGGAACTTGAAAAAGTTAACGTTGGTGAGCGTGTCATTCGTGCCGCAGCACAGGCAGTTGGCGATTACACCAACGCAGGTGCTACATTCTCTAAGGTAGAACTTACAACCAAGAAGATTCGTCTAGATTGGGAAGTTTCTGCTGAAGCACTAGAAGACAATATTGAGGGGGCAGCATTAGAAGATCATCTAGTTCGCTTGATGACCAATGCATTCGGTAATGATATCGAAGACCTCGCAATTAACGGTACTGGTGACTCTGATGATGGAGCATTCCTTGGTATCATGAACGGTTTCGTAAACCGTGTCAAGAACGATGGAGATGCACACGAATCAGTAGTTACTGTTACAAATAACTCATGGACTCCAGAAGTTATGCAGAACATTATTCTAGCAATGCCACGTAAGTATCGTGCACTTAAGAACAATCTTAAGTTCTATGCAGGTACAGACGTTTTCCAAGGTATTGTGAAGAATAACGGTACACTTGCAGATGCAATCGCAGAAGCATTTGGTTCACATGCTGGTGCAGCAGGTACCCCTGCTATGCGTCAGTCATACCTAGATGGTAATGGCCAGACATTCGGTGGAGCACGTACAACTCGTGTTCTAGGCATCGATGTTCAGGAAGTTCCTTACTACCCTGCAGGATATGTCGATTTGACATTCCCACAGAACCGTGTTTGGGGCTTCCAGCGTGACATCACTGTTAACCGTGAATACAAAGCGAAGAAGGACACAATTGAATACACAGTATTCGTCCGCTTCGGTATTCAATGGGAAGAGCAGGATGCAATCGCATGGGCTGATGCTGCAGCAGATGCATAATCTGTAAAGCAAAAACCTTTTGGGGGGCAGTGAGATATAAAGTCTCCTGCCCCTTCAAATTTAATTAATCTGTTATAATATATGTACATTAGGAGGTATCATGTCAGAAGAATTAAACAATAACGAACTTTCTACCTCAATGGTAGAAGCAGGAGAATCAGTTATTCCACAAGATATCAATCCAGTAGTTGAAGAAGTTGTAAAGGCAGAAGAGCCAATCGTTGCTCCAGAGCCAGAAGTTGCTCCAGAACCTGTGGTTGCTGAAGCACCTGCAACAGAAAATGCTATTACTACACCACGCTATGAAGCACCTTCAGAAGAGGTTCAAGCACTTGGATCAGTCGCAAACGGGGCAATTGGAGCAACAACAGCACCAAAGTCAGTAAAGAAGGCTGCAGACAAAAAGGCACCAGCAAAGAAAGAAACAGTTGCAATTCACTCAACAAAGAATGTAACTTGGAGCGGTGTTGGCAAGGTTTATCGTGGTTACAATATAGTTGAAAAAGACGCTGCTGATAAGTGGTTAACTCGTGATCACATTCGCATTGCAACTCCACAAGAAGTCGCAAAGGAATTTGGTAAATAATAAATGGAAGTAATGAGAGTTCCGCCTTATCCTCTAACAACAGTATGGAATCTTCCGATTCCTAGTTATGAGTATATTCTCTCAATAGAGGATTTGGTGGACCACTCAATTGAAGAAACTAATGTTACTTCAGATGCTAATGGAAAAGTAGAATATACATTGCCATTAGCAAAAGTTCAATATGATAGAAACTTTTTTATTAAATTTTATGACACAGAGCATGAACATACTTTGTATGAGTCAAATCTAGATGTTATTAGACCATATGTAAACCCAGAAACTTTAGGAACCACTGCTTCAGAAATTGAAGAGTATAAGATGTACGAATTAATTGCTCGTTCAATGATTGATACAAAAGTCGGAAATGGATTTTATAATCACAAGTTAGTTTTACAGGGTGTTGGACAAGGAACAGATTATTTCCCTCTATGGGAAGATACAAGTCGTGTATTAAAAGTTTACGAAAATGATGTTTTAGTTTATGATATAGATGCAGAAGATCCAGCAACAAATGTTTATACTTATAAAATTACTTTAGATAACTCTGCTATTTATAGAATTGACCCAAGTGATTTAGCAGGAGATACAATTAATAGAATTGAATATCATCCACCAGTATTGCCATCAGCATCTGGAGATTTAGGACATGTTGGTTATAGAACTGTAGCATTCCCAAGAGGATATGATTATATATTTATTTTAGACTCTGGATATAAGGCAGTGCCACCAGATATTGAAATAGCAACAAAGATGTTAATTGAAGATTTAAAATGTGGCAAATTAGAATATTACAAGAGATATATGTCATCTTATAACACTGATCAATTTAGAATTCAGTTTGATAAGTCAATGCTTAGTGGAACTGGCAATTTCCTTGTTGATAAAATTTTAGAAAAATACGAAACTACAATTACTAAGCCAGGAGTTTTATAATGATCTGCGAAGCAACGGACGCTATATTTCCGATGCAAGCGGATGTCTATCACCCAATTGTAGAGCAGGGTACTTATGGAAATGTTAAGAAAACCTGGGTATTAGATAGAACAATTGCTTGTAACCTCGCTTCACAGGGGAATGCATTAAAAGAAGAAATCAAGCCAAATGTTAATATTACACAGCAAACAATATTAGTTGGAAGAGTTAAAAGCGATATTCGTATATCTAGTTTAGATGCAAGAAATGCAGCAACTAATGTTATTATTACTAATATAAAAGATAGCAATTGCAATGAAATTTATTTAGAAACATCTGGACCTCGATCTGGCAAATCTACTATTTTTGAAATTGCATCACAGGAACCTTTTGTAGGACCTTTTGGAAATGTAGAATATTATAAACTAACAATTAGAAGATCTGAGAATCAGGCGGTGGATGTATGATTGTAAAATTTAACACTGCAGCATTTCGTAAAGACATGAATAATATTATTGACTATTCTGTTGGATTTTTAGATGGAGTACAAAAAGGTAAGACTGCATTTTTTCGTACACTAGGATTAGAAACAGTTGAATTAATGAAAGAATATATTGACTCTAACGCAAGAGTAAATCCAGAAATGTTACACCATGTGTATGAATGGAATCAGACTGGTAATCCAGACGGTAGATTATATGATTTAGATTATACTGTGAGTAATTTAGGATTATCTTTTAAATCTACATTTAAACAATCAACATCAATTAAAGATGGATCACGAGTTCCATTTTATGATAAAGCAAGAATTATGGAAAACGGTATCCCAGTAGTTATTAAACCAAAAGTGGCACAGGCCTTAGCATTTGAAGTAGATGGGGCAGAAGTTTTTACTAAGCAACCTGTTGAAGTTTTAAATCCTGGCGGAACTGCAGTACAGGGTGGTTTTGAAAAAATATTTGATTCAC